TCTCAAACAAAGCCACTCACATATCACTAAATATTGGGTGTAGACCCGATCCCTTTTGTGTTTATTTGTATGGCGAACCTGGCGTTGGTAAATCATTCATTTCCACCGAACTTATACATGAGGTTGCCGATAAATTTAATGTTCCGAAATTCCGTAGAATGTACCCACGTTCCATGGATGAAAAATTTTGGTCCGATTATTCTCAACAATTTGCAGTCGTAATAGACGACTTTGGACAACTTCGTGATCCCACACAATTCGATCCCTATGCTGAATTTATTGCTATCAAAAGTCCTGTTCCTAAAACAGTGCAAATGGCAGAAGTTTCAGAAAAAGGCCGACAATTCACCTCACAAATGATTTCGATTTCATCTAACATCGCATATCCTAATCCAAACTCAATTCAAGACCGTAAAGCTCTCTGGCGTCGTCGTGATGCCCTAGTCGAAGTAGTGAAACAATCACAAGTTTTGCTTACCAAGATTAAAATTGGCTCAACCGATCACTTAAAATTCCGCTTTCTTTCTCCTGTAGAAGAAGGTAAGGCTTTAAGTGAATTTATGGACTATGCAACACTCAAACAACGCATAGTTGAAATGGCCACTGAACATCTAGAACGACAGAAGGAAGTTGCCGCCTATCTCAATCGGCGTGATTTCACACCAACTAAAGAGTGCGGCGATTCTGAAGATGAGGAGGAACTTTTTGATGAGTTCGAAACAACACGCGAACTGCTTCTAAAAGTTCTGAGTGGAACTGAACGAGGTTTCAGTTCTGGAGAACGTTTTGTACGTGTATCTGCCACATCACATCCGTGGTATAGTACGCGAGGAAAGTATTCACACACACACACAGACTGGGCTCTTTATAAAGATTTTATGGCAGACCTAAGCACATCTTTAGCTCGCCAATACTCAGCCTTGAATTCCCCGATAAATCCGACAGCCTTCGATTACACGCCAATGTATGTAGGTTTTGATGATTTCGGTTTGTTAAACCTACCTCCTTGGTGGCTTACTAGCCGAAACCACTGGAAAGTTCCAACAGCATACCCTCCAACACAAGAATGTGGTTTTGAATTCATAAAACGCAAATCTAACAAAATTTTCCGGTATTGTACTCCTTTTGCTGACCGTTCCACAGATGACATAATTGAGTGTATTTCAAACATATTCAAATATGACATGTGTGATGGTTATTATTTTCGAGGAACACCAGTGCAATTTGCCGTA